TGTCCCAGAGATTGGCCCCGAGATTGGCCCCGAGATTGGCCCAGAGATTGTCCCTGAGATTGGCCCTGAGATTGTCCCAGAGATTGGCCTCGAGATTGGCCCAGAGATTGGCCCAGAGATTGGCCCTGAGATTGTCCCAGAGATTGGCCCAGAGATTGGCCCTGAGATTGGCCCAGAGATTGTCCCAGAGATTGGCCCCGAGATTGGCCCCGAGATTGGCCCAGAGATTGTCCCTGAGATTGGCCCTGAGATTGTCCCAGAGATTGGCCTCGAGATTGGCCCCGAGATTGGCCCAGAGATTGTCCCTGAGATTGGCCCTGAGATTGGCCCCGAGATTGGCCCAGAGATTGGCCCCGAGATTGTCCCTGAGATTGGCCATATTTTTGTTTTTTATCAGGTTTGCAATCAATTGAGCCTGTAACGGACTGTCGCATACCCATATATCCGGATTCTTGTGCTTGAAACATCGATAAATATATTGTATAGACTGTGTAAACAGCGCCTTGTCAAAAGGCTGGTTTTTGTAAACCTTGTCATAGTATTTGTTTAAATAAACAGGAATTTTCGCCTCCTGTTCCGGCGTAAGCTTTTCTATCATTTTCAATCCGCAACCCTTCTTTCATGAGCCTCAGTCTCTGGCGAATACTCAACCTGCCGCTCCACCTGATACCACCCCGGATCAAGCGTGATATTGCCGTGCTCCTGGTGTTCAATTACAACCGGCGCGTCCGGGATATACAAAAGCATTGTCGCCGGCTGCTCCTTTGCCGTATAGAGTTCCGCTTGCGGATAGTCAAGTAAGCTGATACTGTGGTGATGTCCCGTGGCCTCCCCGTACGCCAGTATAAGCCTGTCGCCTACCGGCTTTACCGGAACCAATGTAAACTCCGACGTGCTTGCCTTTGTCACGCCTACGTCTCCCTGCCTGTAATGATTTGGATTTCTCATAATAAAACTCTCCTTTTTATTTATTCCCCCTCCGGGGTAGTTACCTGTACTTACTGCTCCAGTCCGGCCCTGCCGCCAACGGCTCAAGCGTCCGTCTCTGCCTCTTTTCTCTGTTTGCTCACATCCGGTACGTACGCGCAGATTGCAACTCATTTTCCGAGGAATAGTTTAGGTGCCTGGAAACTCACATCCGGTACGTACGCGCAGATTGCAACCATTCACGTAAAGGTGCATCCTTCATATTGCCACTTCTCACATCCGGTACGTACGCGCAGATTGCAACTTTTTATTTACCTAAAAAGGAGGCGAGTAAGTCTCACATCCGGTACGTACGCGCAGATTGCAACTCGGCTGGGGGTGGGGCGCATGAACGACATCTTCTCACATCCGGTACGTACGCGCAGATTGCAACGATTCGGGGTGGTCATCCGGACGCGCTAATTTCTCACATCCGGTACGTACGCGCAGATTGCAACCCCAAAGAGGCGGCAAGGCTCATGGGCGTATCCCTCACATCCGGTACGTACGCGCAGATTGCAACTGCCTGCTCAAGTGTAATAAAGTCAGGCTCCGGTCTCACATCCGGTACGTACGCGCAGATTGCAACGTTTTCAATCCACGTTTCTAATTTTTCCTTAATCTCACATCCGGTACGTACGCGCAGATTGCAACCCGCCGTTTTTTCGCTACGTGCCCAGGTGGACAGAACTCACATCCGGTACGTACGCGCAGATTGCAACGTATCGCAGGCAGGGGTCTGTACCACTCCGAGCTCACATCCGGTACGTACGCGCAGATTGCAACTTGCTCCCAGATACGCCCGTCTTATCTGCCTTTCCGGCGCGATTAGTGCGAATCTGTCGTTAGTTGCAATTTGTACGCACGTACAAGGTGTCTGGACGGTTTACATGTCCAGAATTACCGGCGGTGCGAATACCGCCTTACCTTACCGAGCGTTTCGCGTCATCCAATAAAGGATATTGCGCGGCTTCTCGGCCTCAGGGTGTTGAGTCACCCTAAAAAATCACTTGCGCTTCGCACTTCATATTAAATTTTCAACGTTCACTGAACCACTTCAATTCCAACCTCTTTTGCCTTGTATTCAACCTTGCTTTTCAGGTCGAAGTTGGACCATTCCGTTATTTCTCCTGTTAAGTGAATAACGTTGCATTTCATCCGTATTGCCGTATTTACAATGATCCTGCTCCAGTTATGGTTAGCCGTCGCTTTGAAATTCGCTTTCTTTTCCTCTCCGCCTTGCATAGGAGCAAATATCTTTTTACGTCCATGCCCGGTCCTGCCCTGTCCTCGCCAGCGTTTCTGCGATCTCAATTCTTCCAGCCGCTTATTAATTCTCGCAACAGACTCCATTGCATGGGCTATGGGCATTTCGTTTATCCAGTTTCCCTTTGTCATTTTTATGGATTCGTCCGAAACAACAACTTCCATCGTTCCATCATGCGCGGTAATCGGCTTAGGTTCAAAGGAGAACGATATAACGGCATACCATTTCTTGTGCCTGTCCCGCATGAGTTGCAGCGTGCCCTTTTTGTATTCGCCGGAATTGATTCTTTCAAGAATGGATTGCTGCCCTCTATTGCCTTTTTTAATGATAAAAGAAAACCAATATTGTTCTGCGTCCTCCGGCAAAAGCCTTGCCTTGATTATGTACCCGTCTTCCTCACTTATAATATAGGCTTGGTTATGCACGCATATGGGCATGTTGTCCTTGTAAAACGGTATGCCTTTTTTAAGCGAGCAAATATCTTTCAGGTCATGCATAAATTTGGTTTGTACATATTGAAGCACCTGGGATATTACCTGTGTGCCAACATCCGGAAACTCTGCCCGCAGAAGCTTGTAGAAATTGGGCATTTCGGATTTGTCCGGATAACTGCCGTGCTCTTTCTTAAATTTAAACTTATAATTATTCCAATCCCAAAGCATCTGAATTGACTTGTTAGCCATTCTGGCACACTTGTAGCGCAGGGAATTAATAACTTTTCCAAAATCCTCCCAGGTACAGCCAACAGGTTTCACTATTTCATATCTCATTGACTTTGTTATGGTAAACACCCCTTCCATCCCTTGCCGGTAACCTCTATTGGGTTAAGCTGTGTTTGTCAAACATATCAACCTGCCCGTAAAAAATGTGAATGCCCTTCCGGATTTTCCTGGACGCCTTATAAAGCCCCTTTTGCTTAGAATTGAGATTCTTCAAGATTAACTTTGCAATTTCAAGGTCAAGCTTTCCGCTTGAAAACGTGTATTTCATGCCGTCATCCGTCTTGAATCCGAAGAAATGCCTGATCCCCTTTTCGTCCTTGAACGATGCAATAAAATTCCTGCAAATTGTTTTCTGGTATTGCTCAATGGCCTTTTTCTCGTCCGTCTCTATATGGGGAGAAATCCATTGCACCACTTCATCAAGGGTAAATTCCCTGTCCCTGAATTCCTCCATAAATTTATCTTTGAGTTCTTTTTTCATTACCGGACATCCCCTTTCTTTACAATGCGCGGACCGGAAAGTTTCTTTTGCAAATACTCCTTGAGTTCCGTCAGTCGCCCAATAGCGTCTTCAAGAAACATCATTTCGTCTTCGAGCAGTTCCCGCGTCAGGTCGGACAGCCATGCCTCAAGGCTTTTATCGTCGGTAGGAAGCTTGGATACGGAGTCAAAAACCTTTTCAAACTGTTTTTGAATCCTGGCTTCCTCGTCAATCTTCCTGACTTCATCGATGTATTGCTTTTTCTGTTCAGGCGATATATCCGACTGCAGCTTTTCAATTACCTGCTTGCGCTCCGGTTCCGGCATGGAAACAATTTTATTAGTAGCGTCATGCGCCGCGCTTATGCTGATAACTCCGGACTTTGCAAGTTCCTTAACCGGTTCGGGAGCGTTCTTCTCTATGGCCTCAACCTTGTGAATAGTGTCGTGGGATACCCCGGCAACTTTGGCAAGTTCCTCCCGGGTTTCTATACGTTTCACTTCCGCAGAATTCTGCGGAAGTGTTTTCCCCGGAGCAGTAAATCCGTGATTTTTTTGATTCGCCTTTGCCCTTGCTGCAATAATTTCCTTGAGTTCCAAGGCCAGGGCGGAACGCTGGTAGTCAGAAATGTTCCTCCTGCCAAACTGATTCCTTATGATCCACTCCTTTGCGTCGTCGCGGGCGTCAAAGCACCAATTCCGCACCTTAAACGGTATGCCGTGCTTCTGGCATATCTCATACCGGTTATGGCCGTCAATGATTGTTCCGTCCCATACAATCAGTTCATGCAGACAGCCGTCGTTGACAAGGTTCTGCTCAAGCTGCTGATATTCGTCATTCGCCAGTGGCGGTATGAGTTTGCGGAATTCTTCGTCTATGTGTAACTGCGGTATTAGATTAGACATACTCTACCTCGCTTTCGGTGGTGTGGGTGGTGGTTAAGCTCCGGACTGCTCCTTTGCCCTTTTATTGAGATGCCTTATAACCTCTTCCTTTGTGACAATTTTGCCATTAACAATAAATGTGACATTACTTGGAAATTTCATGCAGTAACGCCCCTCTCCAATACGCCATTACGATGCGTCGTTTATCAGCCTTGCAACGGAAACGCCCAGTCCCTTTGACAGCTTTGTCAAAGTTTTCATGGACGGATTCTGATACTTACCGGAAACCAGTTCACTGATATATGACTTGGAAAGTCCGCTTTTTTTATGAAGCCTGTATTGCGTCATATTCTTTTCTTTTAGTAATTCATTGACTAATTCTCCAATCAAGAGCTTTACCTCCTTTAAAGTGAAATGATATATCTAATTATAGTCTATCAATCCGAACTATTCAAGTAAAATAGTACTGTTTGATGTACCGTTTAAAGAAAATACGTCCTTTTTTCTTTAATTTTCTTGACAATGCATTAATTTTTCATTATATTGGTGTAGTGTACCGAACTATAATTATTGGAGGTTGGAAATGTTTTCGGAAAGACTGAAAGAAATATTAAGACTGAAAAGAATGACAGAATATAGACTTAGCAAGCTTACGGGGTTAAGCAAATCAACAATAAACGCATTGACAAATGGAACGTCAAAGCAACCTAATATCGAAACAATAAGCAAAATTGCCAAAGCTATGAATATGACGGTTTCCGAATTAACAGGAGAAGCCGAACAAGAAAAACCCACAGACAAATGGACCTTGATAATAGAAAAGGTAAAAAGGCACGATATTAGTCCCGAGAAGCTTGAGAAGCTTGTTGATTTTTTAATTGAAAACAAATAGTCTCAGTTTCTTCATCTGTGAACTTGTAATTATCGTTGATATATACGGTGCCGTTGTATTCTACCTGTTTTATTGAATTGTATTCATCCGGTAACAAAGTATGTATATGCCGCATAATACGCCTCCTTACGTAGAACAAGTGTTCGGTGAAACCAATTATACCAAAGATAACCATTGATTGCAAGTACTAGATATGGTGGTTGTTAGAAATTATGTACACTATTTGTTAGTTTTATATATATTATACACTATTGCCTAATTGCTTACAAGGGACCAAAAGTTCAGCAATGTAGTGCAAAAGCACTATATGGGCAAATTACAATATGGGAAATAATCAAATTTTATGGAGGTGCATTATGAAAGCAAATGTAAAAAGACTTGTCTTTGTGATTGTTTTTGTTCTTGTCTGCATAAACGCGCTAGGAGGATATGCAGAAGACGTTAAAAAAACAGTCGAAGTTTATTTCAATCTGGCAAACTTCAAGGTGAACGGAAGACAAGTCATGGCCGACAGTATCAATTATAACGGCAAAAACTACTTGCCAGTTCGCGACATTTCAGAAATGCTGTACAGTAACGTAAGTTGGGACGCTGCAACAAACACGGTTGAAATTAAAAGCGGCAGAATAGATAGATATTCCGTAAAGCTATGCAGTAATATCCAGTTTGAATACAATGCATTGAAAGAAATGTCGGAATCAATTCATGGCCTGGCAAACGGGTTGAATGTTGTTATAAAAGAAATGACAAGTTATGGAACAATAACGCTCTTGGATACGATTAATGCGGCTATAAACGATTATTATAAAGACTTGGAATCACACAAAGAAATAGTTGAGGGCTATATAGCTCTTGCCAAAGACTATGGCCTGGATGTGTCCGATATGGCCACGTTGGTAGACGACTGCGAAAAAATATTAAAAAAAGTATCGTTGGCGGCAAGTAACCTGAAAAGCTTTTACAAGACAGCAGAAGAGGATTATTTGCAAGATTATTATAAATTAGTAAACAGCGCTACCGAATTATATCTTTCAACAAACAAAACCGCACACATTAAATATATAGAATATTTTAATAAAGTACAAGACTTATTGCAATAGGCAGGTGATACCATGAAAGCCGCATTGTACACAAGGGTAAGCGGCGAGGATCAAGTTGACGGTTTTTCTCTTCCGGCGCAAATAAGGGCACTGGAAGACTATTGCGCCAAAAACGGCGTAGAAGTATATAAAACATATTGCGAAGAAGGGGTTAGTGCAAAATACTCCACGGAAAAGAAAAGGCCGCAATTTGAGCGAATGTTGAAGGATGCGGAAAAAAAGTTGTTCAACCTTATTATTGTACACAAATACGATAGGTTTGCCCGCAACGTAGAATTGAGCCAGAGAGTAAAGCGGCAGTTAAAAGAAGCGGGAGTAAACGTTATCTCCATTACGGAACCGATAGAGGATTCGCCGATTGGATTTTTTCAGGAAGGTATTCTTGAGTTGCTTGCAGAATACTATATCAGGAATTTATCGGCAGAAGTCAAGAAGGGACAGCGTGAAAAAGTGTCCCAGGGACAAGCGGTAAACATGGCCGCGTATGGGTATAAAAACATTAAAGGGAAAATAGAGATCGTACCAGAACAGGCGGAAGTCATAAAGAAAATGTTCCATATGTACTCAAGCGGACATGGAACTATGGAAATATCCAATGAATTGAACGGTATGGGCATACCTACCTTGAAACAAGGTAAATGGGGCACTTCACAAATAAACTACATATTAAAAAATGTAACGTATATCGGCGTGCTAAAATGGGCAGGACAATATCACATAGGTATAGTTCCTCCTATTATCGACAAAAAACTTTTTGACATTGTTCAATCCATAATTGGGAATCGAACCGTAAAGCACGTAAAAAGAAAGGAACTGTATAAAAAATTCGTGTTTCTCGGATTGCTGTACTGCGGATATTGTGGCGCTCCAATGCGTATATCGAGGGTCCGCTCAAATGGCGGCAGGGGAAATCAGGTATATTATTATTACACATGTTCCCGGCATAGGTACGACAAAAATATGTGCAAGTTTTCCGCAATGTTTGAGCACAAAGAAGTGGACGGCGTGATAATGGAAACCATAAAAGAAATATTGTATAACACAAAAACACAGGTTAGCATATATAACGAGGACGCCATTGTCCATAACCGGCGGCAACAGATAGAGAGCGAACTTGAAAAAGCTAAAAAAGCCTATTTTGCCGATATTTTTTCGCTTGAGGAATATGCACAGGAAAAGGCCAGGTTAGAAGATGAATTAAGAATTCTTGAATCAAAAAAAGTGGGAACGGACATAGTAAGAGATAAAATCAGAAACATGCTTGACGAATACAAGGAATGCAAAAGCGTTGTGGAAAAAAAGACTAAATTACAAAGTGTCATTAAAATAATAAAAGTGTTTGAAGATAGCTACTCTGTTGAGTTCCACGGATAGCATGCCTGTTACGTTAACAGCCCGGCCTATTTGTTTTTGCGGAATGCTATAGCATAGGCTGTTATACTTTTGAAATAGGCACATTTGCCCAGGAGGGCGGAATAGGGGAAAAAATAAGCCCCGGTTATCCGGGAAACTTCCTTTTTTCATATCTCTTGTCCAAAAACTCAATTTGTTCCGTCGTAAATGGTTGTTTCTTTTCGGCTTTCTCAATAATTGCGTCGCTTACAAAACGTCCTTTATCTTTCCAGGGTATGTTTTCATATATTTTGTCGGCTTTCTCTGTTAACTCTATTGTTTTTCGCGGCACATCAAGTCCTCCTTTGACATATGTATATTATAAAATAATTTCACCAACTTTGCAAGAAATTTGTTGACATTTTTAAAGTCTTGTGCTATCATGGTTATAGTGAGCAGCGCAGGAGAGAGTTACTTCAAAAAGTGGATTTGAACAGTCCTCTTTCCGATTTTCTCTCACTGCCCAAAATAATGGGATAGCGCAAAGCAGAGTTACTTCGCCTGTTAAGCGAGAGGTTGTCGGTTCGAATCCGATTATATCCATTGGATGTATAGCTCAATGGTAGAGCGCTAAAATACTTTGCTTGATTTTCTTCCCATAAATATATCCGGGTAGTGCGGAAACGTGCTCCCGGATTATTATTTTATAGAAAGGTGGTTTATATGGCGAAATTTAACGCAACCACAGCCAAGACGACACTGACAAGAAACAACGAAGGGGCCGTAGCATACAAAATGGCGGACAAAGAAAAGCTTGTGACGCAAGTACTTACTTCACTGTTCAATGAAAATAAGTTTTACGGCGACAACTCAGAGGATCTTATTGAAACCGCCAAAAGGCTTATCGACGCTGATGCGCGGTTCGTTGCAAATTTGTGTGTATACGCAAGGAATGAAATGCATTTGCGGAGCGTGTCGCACGCATTGATGGGCGAACTTGCAAACCGCGAGAAGGGCAAAAAGTATGCCAGAAAAGCCATAGGCAGAATTGTTGAACGGGTTGACGACATGACGGAAATTCTTTCGTATTACCTGTCGAATTATAAAAAGCCTGTTCCAAACAGCATAAAGAAGGGATTGGCAGACGCTTTTGTAATGTTCGACGAATATCAGCTTGCAAAATACAACAGAAGCAATGCCGTCAAGCTGAAGGACGTACTTTGCATTGCTCACCCGAAGCCCAAAAGCGACAAGCAAAGCGACTTGTTCAAGAGAGTACTTGAGGACAGGCTCGAAACACCTGCGACATGGGAAACCGAATTGAGCGCGAAAGGCAATACGCAAGAGTCCTGGGAAAAGCTTATCGCGGAAAACAGGCTTGGTTATATGGCTGCGCTGCGGAATATGCGGAACATTATCAATGCCGATCCTTCGAATATCGGCAAGGTGTACGACATGCTTTCCGACGAGGAAAAGGTATTGAAAAGCAAGCAACTGCCTTTCAGGTTCTATTCCGCATACAAGACGTTGCAGGATGAAGGCGCAGGAACTTCTAAAGTGTATGACGCGCTTGAAAAGGCTATAAAAGCGTCAACAAAGAACATAACGAAGCTTCCGGGAAAGACGTTTATATCTGCTGATGTTTCAAGCTCAATGACGTCATACTGCATAAGCCAAAAAAGCACAACTACCTGCGCGGAAATTGCGGTATTGCTTATGGCGCTTACAAATTACATCTGTGAGGAAACAATAACGACTACTTTTGATCTTGCCCTTCGTTCCTGCCAGTTATCTACGCAGAACGGCATACTTGCGAATGCAAAAAGCATACGCGTAAATGGCGGCGGAACGGACATAACATTACCGTTTAGATATCTTTTAAGCAATAGCATAAGGGTTGACAGGATCATAATTTTGTCGGACAACGAAATTAACGCCAAATACGACCACACATGCCAGAGATACGTTGATGAATACCGCAGAACAGTAAATCCGGACGTATGGGTACATGCAATAGATTTACAGGGATACGGAACACAGCAATTCAAAGGCAAAAATATCAACTTGATTGCCGGTTGGAGCGAAAAGGTACTTGAATTTATGCATACGGCAGAATGCGGCATAGAGACGTTAATGCAAAAAATCGAGAATTACTGCTTTGAAAAATAAAAGAAGCCCCGGATAGCCGGGGCGCCCATTAAAAATGTTCCGCGTCCGTCGGGTTACTTGTATTCCAATCGAAACTATGATAAAATATAGACGAGGTGATAATATGAAATTGTGTAAAAATTGCGGAAAAGAAATAATAAAAAGAACGAACGAGTCATTAAAACAATATAAAGAAAGAAAATACTGTTGCCATAAATGTTATTCTCAAGGCTTGAAGGCTAGAATAATTCATGGCTATTGTACTAAAAAATATGTTCACCCGCTATATGATGCATGGAGAAATATTAAAAGAAGATGTTATGGAAATTATGAAAATTCAAAATACTACAAAAATTATGGCGGCAGAGGAATCAAGGTATGTGATGAATGGAAAAATGATTTTGAGTTATTTTTAAAATGGGCAAAATCTAATGGGTGGAAAAGTGGTTTAACAATAGATAGAATAGATGTAAATGGTAATTATTGTGCCGAAAATTGCAGATGGATTACTCAAAAAGAACAACTCGCTAACAGAAGAACTAGCAGAAACATAACATATAACGGAGAAACAAAATCCGCAAAAGAGTGGGCTAAAATACTAAAAATAAGTTATTCTGCGTTTTTGAAAAGATTAAACAAATGGATAGATATTAATAGAGTCATGGAAGAACCGATACATATTAATAACATTAGATAAATAAAAACAGCCCCTCCGATAAAGTTCTGGGGCTGTTTTTATAATCTTTACCTTAAAATCCGTTTGGATTTTGAGGGTTGTTGAATACCCCGAACGCAGCCAGCGCGGCAAAAACTAAGTCAACAAGCGTCTGGTACGTCTGGTCCGTCAAGCCTATTGCCTCATACAGGCCATAGTTGCCCAGGACAAAGCCTATCACCGACGCTACCGCCAGCCATGCTACTTTGGATTTAAAACGATTCTGCATATGATTACTCCTTTCTACCACCTTATAATATTATGCAATACTCTATCGGTAAGCCTTACGGCCTTGCCGTTCATTCTTGCGTTTGTGCTCCCGCCTGCGTCCAGCCCAATGCCCCTGTCGCAGCCAAGGTTGACAAGCGTCTTTTTGCCTCGTTCCGCCGTGGTGTCGGGCCGTACCGCGATAACAATTTTGCCCTTTGCCGGATTGTACCCCATGACGGTGCGCCAGTCCTTTCGGCTTATGTCGTCAGGCCACAATTCCGCAGATAGGTTCAGTGGAAACATGTTGAATCCGGATATGGCAAAGTGGATATTGGAAAGACTCTCTTCCTTGTCTATGTCCTGTATCATTTTTACCTGCACCGTCCCGTCGCGGTAGATAATCAGCGTCCCGCGCCTTACGGTGTCATGGGCAAGCCTTTTAATAAGCAGGGCGCCGTTGACTACCATAGGACTAATTGGCGTCATGGTAGATAGTTCATAAAAGCCGCCATTGACAAAGTCGCCAGTAATCTTGTTACCGGCCATTTTGACAATCTCGCCGTACACGGACAATGGATCGGCGTACACAATATCAGTGGTGCCCACCTTATCAAATGTCGCTGTCGCCCAATCGCCCCACCTTGCCCTGTAGCCTCTAGTGTCCACATGCGTCCAGGTATCATAGATACCGATACCGTCAAAGCCTATCTGTTCAGCCATGCGCCCTACCTCAAGCGGCTTCATGTCCTTAACTTTTATGTCCGCCGCGTCCCCGTACATATGGCGGCTGTCCTCTGCCCCGCCTATTGCTTGGTTATAGGCAGGGCTCCGGTATCCGCTGACTACCTCGATGGACTTATTGATATAGTCCCGGAGTTCCTGAAGCTTGTTGATAAGCTTCATGTCCACATATACTTCGTTCTTGCCCTCTTTGCAGACGAATTCCGATAGGCGGAAATTCTTGGAAAGCTGCATATCCTTGACTACGTGTATCATGGCGTGCCTCCTCTTGTTTGCACATACCATACGAAGAATCCTACCAGCGTAACAATAATCGTCGTACCGAGAAACCACATGGCTTTTACAAGTCCCTCAAGCTGTCTGCACACCGATTTAAACCTCTCTTCCATAACAGCATCACCCGTTTCCAGTTTCGTAATTCTTGTTTCATGATTTTCAATTTTTGCGTTAACATCCATAGGTCTTTCCTCCTATTTACTGTAATTTGCGGAGGGTGTATAATTAAATTCCTTCCCGTTATCCGCAACACAGACGGGAGGGGGTAATAAAAGGCCGTCGGAGTGTCTTTCCGGCGGCCTTCGGGTTACTTTAGAATTTCTTTCAGCTTATCAACGGCCTCATTAATAAGTTCAATGCGCCTGTTGTGGAATATCGCGATTGATTCACCCGTGTCCATGCCTTTCTTTATCCGCGATTCGCAGCGTATTTCTTCCAGGTACAGCATGGACTGGATAAATTCGTCTACCAGCGTCCAGCCGCGTGTCTGCTGCTGTTGCGGCGTCAGCTTTTTTTCGGTGTTCAGCGCGCTTTTTATGCCGTCCAGTTCAACAATCAATTCTTCGTTGACGGTTTTGTAATTGGCCGTCACCGGTTCGTA